CGGCCCTCTTTCCACGCTTCATAGGCGGTGAAAGCGAATGGCGATGGCGGCTTGCGCCGGTTGTCGCCGTGACGCCACTCATGGAGTAATGAGTCTGTGATCTGCTTATCGACCACCAAGCCGCCGCCCGGCATCGTGATGATAGCGAATTCGACATCCTTGAAAATAGGCATACCTTGAGCAATGGTCTGCTCACGGTCTTCCTCTGGCCGAAGCTCGAAATCGACATAAAAACCATGCCGCTCTTCCATTAACATTTCGACCATTTTTTTCCCTTTGAAATTAAAGAAGGGGGCGCCTCACCGAGACACCCCCGACTAAAGTTAAGCAGAGCTTCCGTCATCCATGAACGGACGCTGAATCTCGAATTCAGCGAGTCCGCTCGACGGGGTATCCACGGCAGACGCTCCAAGAGCAAGTTTCACGCGATCCCCGGAAACAACAGCATCGTCAATGCTGCCTGCCGTGGAAGTCGCGTAGACCAGACCGTTGTCAGCATACCCGGTTTTGGCCTTGCCAACCGCCTTGCCACCGATCTGATACCAGCCGTATGAACTGGCAACATTGATCGACATTGAGGTGGCAACCGGGCCGATGGCATTAGCCGCCAGAAGCGCGGTTGAATTGTCGTCGGCGTTGTACGTCACAAAGGAGCCAAGCACAGTCGATGCGACTCCCTTGAGATAAACGAACTCACCGGCGCCATAAGCGGTGGAAGCGCGATCCACCGCCTCGACAATGGTTCCGAGTGGCTGGTTTTGAGTTGTCGAGGTGTCCGCGATATTCTGCGTCCCGACAATCGGATTGACGATTTGATAGTCAGACATGGTTTTTTCCTTTCAGGAAATAGAGTTTGAATGAAACTAAGTATTGCCGATTGTCTAGCAAGACTAAGCCTTCATTACACCCTGAAGTGAACGGTTTGATACTGTCATATTACCTTGCCAGATAATCGGCAATACTTGAGCATCTTGGTTAACCGACGACTTTTCGGGGACTTCCGTCCAATTCGCGTCACGATGGGCGCAAATACCGAGATAGTCGGTGTTCAGGAAATACGCATGAGCGTCCGGCATTCCAGCCGCCGAACTGTCATACACCACGTCCGCGCCCTTGTACTTCAAGGACGTAGTACCGGTTTTCAGATCGGTCGTGTTCGTATAACGCTGGATGCTGGTCTGACTATTGTCGAAGAACGTGAAGTAAGTGTCGTCCATAACAATAAGATCAGGCATGTCGTTATTACGCGTCAGGTTGAGCCACAACGGGAGCATGAGACTCTCGATGGTGGTCGCACTTGGCGTAATAGCCCCGCCGCCCTGCAACGGGCTGGCCGCAGACTGGAGGGTGTTTTTCCAGAAGGTGTAAGTCCCGGAGACAATCCCACCAACAGTTCCCGTACCGGCATCTGAGACGAGAGCCTGCAAACCGTTGATCTGGTTGGCAGTGGTGCCGTCGCTGTAAATGTCGGTCGAGAAGTTGTTGCCAGCGGTACGCATGGCATTCTTCAACTTGTTCTTCACAAGTTTGATAACGCCTTCCTTACCGCTGTTCTGCCGAATTTCCAATCCAGACGCCACCACGTTGATGGCGACCTGTTTCCAGGCGAAATTGGCAGCGGTGAACACTTCCGACTGCGCGATGTCGAGCGTGTCATAACCACTATACCGCTGGTAAGTGCCGTTCTCCGCGTAATCGAGCGGAATCTGGATTTCCCAGCCGCCGGAAATAAGATCAACGCGACCCTTCTCCGTCAGCCGCTGGTGCAGAGCGGTGTGGTTCGAGATGTTATCTTCAAGATAAGTGTTCTTGAAGTGGCGATAGGTGATCGCCGAGATTTCCGTAAACGAACTGTTAGCTGGCATGATAGTGACCTTTCAAGTCTAGGCCGTCATGCGGTCGTCCACCAAAGCTCCGATAAAATCATCCACACTTTTAGCTTTCGCAGCACCCGCTGGCAGCGCGCCAGTGGCCTTGATGTTAGTCCCCCCGGCCCTCCTTGCCGCCGTGGCGTCTTTCTTCGCCTTGGCGATCCGCTCGACTTCAGATTTAGCCTTGCGGTCAACCTCGATCTTCCCGGAAACCTCGTCGTTGGTCGCCAGGGCCATCTTGTAGGCCATTTGAAGATATTGGTCGCTAGTCAGGCCGGGTTTACTCTCACGCAGAGCTGAAACGATGGGGACCATCTCGCCTTCGAGTTCTCCGTAGAAAGGGTTCGCTGTTGCAAAACTTTCTATGACACCCGAAACGACTTCGCCTTGCTGTTCCAGTTGTTGCGATTGCTGTTGTGCAAAATGATTCTCGAAACCTTGCAGACGATTCTGCATGGCAAGCAGTTGAGGATCGACGGAGTATTCTCCGACGTTTTCACTTAATGCAGAAACCGGAATTCCACGCTGTTCAAGCAGATAGCGCGTAAAACCAACGGGGTCACTGTCTGCATAATCGGAAAGGGCGAGAAGCTGACCAATCGCGGTGCCTTCATCCATGCCGTTCATTGCAAACTGTTGACGCCGGGGCGCAATGGCCTGCTCCAACTTATCGTACAATTTCCGCTGTTCTGCTACTTCCATTGTCTTCCGCGTGTAGTCCGCTTCCTGCGCCCTGACGCGATCTGAAATCCATTGTTGGTTTTCAGGCGGCAGCGCGTAAAAAGTCTCGCGGTCTTTTGCAGACATGGATTGCGGGGCTGTGATGGTCTGATTATCAGGTTCAGAACCCTCGCTTCCTACGTCTGCGTCACTGTCCGTTGCTTCCGCAACGGTGTCTTCAGAGAGTTCGACACTATCCGAACTATCCGTTGTTTCATGTGATGGCGCATCCTCAGATGGAGATTCACTCTCTATAGCGTCGAACTGAGCGCCCATGAAATCATCCATGGACTCCGTTTCGACAACATCTTCCACATCATCCGCCATCACGGTTTCCTTCTAAAAATCAATCTGTCGAGCGATAGCGTCCACCGACTTGTCTATCGCCGCGTCCATAGACGCCTCTATTCGCTTTTTCCCGTTCTTCTTAACGTCCTCGAATTCACCTTTTTCGTGAATCCGGCAACCGTGCAACTCCAGATTCTCTCTGTGTTCGCGACGGCCATCGATGGTCTTGCCTGTTATCGGGCAGTCATATGGCTGGTAATCCCCCGCCACATACGGCGCAGCAAGGTGGGACCGCTTTGAAGAATAGTCAATCTTGGCCCTCCTCAGACGTGGCTTGGCTGTCCACTCGATATCGTCGTATTTATCCCCGTAAACGCTCATTGCAGCACCGGCTCAATGAAATCCTCGTCATCATCCATGACCATAATCGTGTTTTCCTCCAGCGGCATACCCCCGACATCGCGTGTCGCTGAAACAACTTCATTGATCCGGGCCATTATCTCGGACGCGCGGGCCAAGGCATCTTCAGGGCTGGTCATGTTAACTTCAGGCCCGTTGAATTCGGCCATGATCGCCTTCGCCAGATCCACTTGGCGCTGCTTGTCGGCCTCACTCGCGTCGAATTCCATCTTTTCACGCGCCATCTGCATATCAGCCTGAATCCTCATGCCGACATCAGGTTCAGGCTTCTGTGCCTCGAATTCCTTCAAGGCCATGTCGCGCTCCTTCAAGCCAATCTCCTGCTCCTGGATCATCAGGGACGCTTGCTGGACTTTCGCGTCCAATTGCATCTTATCCTGCTCAATTTGAGCCTTTGTCTGCGCCTCTTGGGCCTTGATCGCGGAATTCTGCTGCTCCATCTGCATCTTCATTTGGTCAGCTTGAGCCGCCGCTTGCTGTTCCATCTGCTGGGCCTGTTGAGCCTGTTGAGCCTGCTGCTGGCCGTCTCCAGCAGCGCCGGAGTCATTCTCGTCTTCCCCGATCATATCAAGGGCATCTTCGACCTCGCGGCCCATCCTGAACCGCCTGACCGCTGACATCAGCATGGCCTTGGCAGCTTCAAGAGGCAAATACCCCGCCGCGACTGCCGGACCGGCATTCGTAATGAATGTCGAAACCCCGGTCAGCAACTCGGTCATAGACTTCTGATCCATCGCCTGATCGCCGGAAATAGTCGAGTCAGTCTCAATATCAACCCGATAAGAACGCTGCTTATCGTCCCGCAAGACTTGCATACATTCTCCCCATGTCGGTTTCT